TGATTAGGATGTGGTCTCACTATAAATTTTCTAGAAGTTAATGGTCTCAGTGTTTTATAAACTCCATTGAACCAATCAACCGGATCTAACTCGTTCATGCTCCAGTTGTCTTTAGGCTGTAATACAAACAGTATTGGATCGGTTGGATTGGATTTCCTCCACGGATCATTTTTAATATTCCATAAACCTTTCATCATTTCCCAACGATCCGGCGGAGAGTTATCTGATAAAAAGTTACCATTGTTCATGGGAGAATATAGAGCCACCCTCCAGTGGTGTTTGGGATGATCCACGGTGTTTCCAAAACTGCTCAGCAGACCCCCATCGAATGTGATAATATAGATACCTTTCTTTTTGGCACGTTCCACGAGATCTCTTCTTCTACCCTTGGTGTGATGCATCTGTTTGTCGCCACCATAACCAAACATGCAACCAATTGGTGCAGTGGGCTCCATTTCATCCTGGCGCCAATCTCCTGTGAGAGTTTCATTAACAATTACGGGCTCGTCACCACATGATCGTATGCCCTCGGCCATGTGTTGCAATAGATCCCAGCTGGCTCCCCGTCTTCGGTCCTTAACTGTTCTTCTAAAAATTTCAACTTTCATCTAACACCTTCCAGGCGTAACCGTTTTTTATTTCTTCTGCTGTGAATTGCCCATACGCCAAAGAATAATAAAGAGGTTCACGATCAACATATTTAGGTGTTTCAATTTTCGTAAAATCAGTTTCTGATATAGGAGCACAGGCATTGTGTATATCTGTAAAACAAGGTATACCACGAGTGCTTGCCTCTAATGTGATATTTGAATTATAAGTTACAATTGCGTAGGTATCATCCCAATCGATTGGGGCACTCGGTGGCGTGTTGTCCTTGCCGACCACTATGAGACCACCTTGGTTATCATATCCCACTATAGGATTATATCCTTTGTTTCTAACAATTACGGGCCGATTGGTGTTAGACTTTAATGTCGCTAAAGTTTTTTGTAGCCAGTCTTTGACACCAAAGAATTCTGCTATGGCGTTGGACGGAGGACAAACGACTATGTTCCTGCCGTCCTTCTTCCAAGGCTTGATTGGCCACGGAAAGGATCTTTTAAAACGATCATCGGGACGTATTTCTTGCCAATTTTTTAAATGATTGTTTTTTACAAGTTTCACGTAGAAAGGATCTTTCCTGGTCTCCCCCCAGTATGGCCGGTCCATGTAATAAAAATTTATCTTATTACTTGCAGCCCAGCGATACACAAGATTGCTCCCACGTAGAACACCAAATAAAACAATCTTGTTGCAATCTTTCCGTTCTATTATATTGGTTGGCTGCAGTTTTATTGATCCTGGTAATCCCTGCGCTGCCCAATCCATATATTTTTCAGTGTGTCTTCTATTTGTGGAGGTTATATAAATCATTTTAACTAATTATCTATTTTTATAAGCCGTTAATTAAACCTAGTAGTTGCGATGTTTCAATTGATATGTCATTGTAATCTTTTTTCCTTTTGACTCCTTCTATCTTATGGCCCGGTATAGTGACTTTCTTCCCCAGTAGTAAGTTGTGATATAATCCTAGATGATGGCTTAAAACAGGATAAACTTTTTTATCTAAAAGTTCGAGCTGACTGATTTCAATTACTTTCGTATCTGGTTGGCACCATATGAGGTTGGCAAGCCCAGCCCCATGTGTAGACATCACATGACTGGCCTCAGAGAAAAGATCAATCTGTTGTTTTATGTTCATTCCGGTAAGGGTCACAGTTTCCCAACCTTGCAGCGCCATGAATACCTGTTCCGCATTTATCAATCTTCTAGCCGGGGCGTCATCTCTGCTGATAAAGATTTTCCTCCGAGGTATGAATTTTTGTCCGAATGTGTGCCTTAACCACTTGACCATCTCGGGGACCGTGATGCCGTCTTCGCGATTGCTCATGGACGGAGCCAAGAGATGTCCAAACTTCCATGTTGTGTTTTTTGGCATCACATAATATCTTAGTTCTGGAAAGAGTTCTCGCGCCACACGATCAAAGTATTCGCTAGGGCCACTGAGCACATATATGAAGTCTGTGTATTTGTGGCTGAATTTTTTTTCTATCAGCCTAAACTTAGATATCACATCGATCCATATATGCCATGCATTGTTGGCGCTGTGGGCATCGATGGGCAACCAAACATATTTGTATGGCTCTGAAAATTGTTTGTGTGCAGGTGGCAGCGTAATTTCTATATTATCGTTCCACTTGCTCCACAGGGCATGTGTCTTTTGTGGTTTGTATTTTGTGTTGTGCAGTAACGGCCAGAGATGTGAAGTGATCATGTGATTTTCATTAGTGATGACAAGCGGCAGTGAATGCGCAAAGCAGTCGTGGAATTCGGCTACAAACGTGGGATTGGTGGTAAAAGTTTTCTTGGGAGCAGCAGGATGATAGTCCACGGTGTACTGATATGGAGTATCTATGATGTCAAACCTTTCCTGGAAGTACTGTATGGCCGATATGTTTTTTACTATCATTGTATTTTCTATAATTATACTATAAACTTATATAGATGTTAACCATATACGCACCTTTAGAAAATACCAAAAGCAAGTGTTGGGAAATATTCAATGGAATCAAGCAGTCTTGGCCCGCCGAGGTTAAGATAAAGAGTAATTTAGAAAATACAGCAGAATCTCCTGCAATGTTTTGGGGATTTGTTAATAATAATATTAATCTTGTACATCAGTTAGAGCAGCAAGGTTTAGATTATTGGTACACCGATACTCCTTACTTTGGAAGATTTGATAATGACAATTTGAAAGAAGACAATCATTATTGGAGAATTTGTAAGAATCAAATACATGCCAGATATTGGAGAGATTGTCCATCGGATAGATTTGACAAATTTAATTTAAAAATTAAAAAGAGAGATAAGAATCAAGGCGAACATATTCTTATTTGTCCCAGCAGCACGGGCATACATACATATCTCAAAAAAACCAATTGGCTAAATGACACAGTCAACGAAATAAAAAAATATACAGATCGGCCCATTAAGATAAGAGAAAAACCTAGAAAGTTCGGCACATCTGGTCCTGCTGTGGCCGACGTACCCCTGGAGCAAGATTTACAGAATGCATGGGCATGCGTGACCAGCTGCAGCATCAGTGCCGTGGAGGCAACATTACAAGGAGTGCCAGTGTTCAGTGATCCAAAAAGTTTTGCTTGGAGCATATCGTCAGCTAGACTATCTGAAATAGAAGATCCGTTGTACATAGATCCAACAGGGTGGTTACATTCATTGGCTTATCAACAATTTACTCCTCAAGAATTTGCCAATGGCACAGCTGTCAGTATTTTAAAAGAAATTAGAATGTTATGAACATAGAAAAAATAAATGGATTTTGGGTGCCCAGCAACGACATACATGTGGAACAATGGCGTCAAGGACACCCATTCACACAGAACAAATGTCTTAAAGAATTTCTTGAATGGTGCCGATCACGAGATAAAAAATTTAACACAGTATTGGATATAGGAGCATGGTGTGGTACTTGGAGTGCAGAATTCGCACCATATTGCAAAAAGATATATGCCATTGAGCCAGACCGAACACACTTTGAATGTCTTTTAAAAAATCTTTCTTCTTTTGATAATATAGAACTATTAGATTATGCTGTGGGAGATGTCGAGACTAAGGTATCATTAACTGATGATGATTTCACACAAGCTAGAAGAATTTATTCAATAGGTAATATATTAATGAAGACCGTTGATTCTTTTAAATTTGAGGGTGTTGATTTAATTAAGATAGATGTTGAGGGATTTGAAATGAATGTGCTTCGGGGAGCAAAAGATACACTAAAGGATTGTAATTTTTTAATGATTGAGTTGAACAACAATTCAAAAAAATATGATTCTAGCAATAACGAAATAGAAAAATATCTACAAGAGCTAGATTTTACCACATTGATAGACAAATGGCCAGACAAGGTCTTTGTTAGGAATAATTAATATATCATGAAGATCTTCATAACAGGTGTTGCTGGATTTCTAGGATCGCATCTGGCAGATCTAATGATATCTAATGGTCACCAAGTGGCTGGTAATGACAACATGATTGGTGGCTATAGCGATAACATACCAGAGGGTGTAGAGTTCCATCAGATCGATTGTCGAGACTTAGATAAGATGGCCGAAGCCATGCGAGGCAGCGACATAGTGTATCATTGTGCCGCCACTGCCTATGAAGGATTGAGTGTGTTCAGTCCATTGTTAGTAACTCAAAATATATTTGAAGCATCAGTATCCACAGTTACAGCAGCAATAAAGAATAGCGTTAAAAGATTTATATATTGTTCTTCCATGGCAAGATATGGAACCAACCAGGTGCCCTTCCGTGAGGAGTATGAACCTAATCCACAGGATCCTTATGGTATTGCCAAAGAAGCAGGAGAACGAGTGATTAAAAATTTATGTGACACGCACGGCATAGAATGGAACATAGCGGTGCCACATAACATTGTGGGTCCTAGACAGAAGTATGATGATCCTTTCCGTAATGTGATGAGTATCATGTTGAACAGAATGTTACAAGGCAAAGCACCCGTGATATATGGAGATGGAGAACAAAAAAGATGTTTCAGTTATATTGATGATTGTCTTTATTGTTTGAATGAGCTAGCATTCAATGAGAATGTCAAAGGAGAAACGATCAACATCGGACCTGACGAAGAATTTGTAACAATAAATCAATTAGCAGTACTATGTGCCAATGAGACTGGTTGCAATCTAGAGCCCATACATTATGAGGATCGTCCCAAAGAAGTGAAACTGGCCTCGTGTTCAGCGGACAAAGCCCGCAGGTTGCTCAACTACAGCACCACTACTAATTTGAAGACTGCTGTTAGAAAAACCGCAGATTACATCAGACTGAGGGGAACACGTAAATTTAAATATCATCTTCCATTAGAAATAATCAGCGATAAGACTCCCAAGACATGGAAGGACAAATTGATATGATCTCAATCTGTTGCCCATCACGCGGTCGTGCATCGCTTGCCGACCGCATGATCAATACGATATATAAAACAGTCAGCAATCGCGACAATGTAGAAATATTGCTCTATCTTAATGAGGATGATGCAACATTAGATGAGTATAAAACAAAAATATCTAAAAAACATTACACTGTTGGCCCCGATCAATCCACATGTCTCAGTTGGAATCAATTGGCGGAGAGGGCTCAGGGAGATATCGTCATGCTGGCGGGAGATGACATACAATTTTTAACTAAAGATTGGGATCTAGAGGTTGAAAGAGTGTGCGATCTGTTTGATGACAAGATTTGTATGATTGTTCCATGGGACGACAATGGCAAAAGCAAAGGTTACCAACACAAAGGAAAAACTGTACCTGTTTTCGTTGGCGAAGAAACTATTGGTGCTCCACATTTTTTTGTACATAAAAATTGGATCAAGACCCTGGGGTATCTTGCTCCACCTTTTTTCTGGCACTGGTACGTGGACTCATATACCAAAGAAGTTTCGCAAAAGTTAGGCAGATGCGTGTTGTTACCCCACATACACATTGAAGCAGTAAAAATATTTGACACCACAGGAACAAGAGTAAGGAAACATCTTAACATAAATGTGCGCGATGATTATGTTTGGAAGAAAGTTAAGGACAGGCATCTGAACGCGGATGTTCAAATACTGCAGCAATTCATAAATAATTATAGAAAAGATTAGTACAATAAATCTTTTATCTTTTGGTTGGTCGCATCACTGAAGTATAATTCGCAAAAAGGTCTCGTAGGCAGCAAATCTTTTCGTGCCTTGATATCAAACAATGATCCTGTGGCTAATATTAGAATAGTGTTTTGATGATAGTTCAAAGTCTTGTGATTTTTATCTTGCGATATGTGTATATCTCCTTTGCTACCTGTGTCGGTGCGTTGCCGGAAGAACCAATAACCTACGTAGCCTGTGCTCTTTCTTGGAGTGATAGATCCTTTTAGATCATTATGGAAATACAATTCAACTTGATTATCATCGATGAATTTTTTCCATCTCGCATGATTTATATTATCCCATTGCTCATACAGATGATCATACGTATCTAATTTTATAAAATTTTTACAATAAATGTGGGGGAATGGTTGCTTATGGCAGTCACTTTGGCTTACCTGCCAAGTATTGTGCATCATGATGAAAAAAGATTTATTAATTCTTTCTTCCAGACATCACTGTATTCGCAGTTCCTGTAGTTTTCAAACCACGGACCACCCTCTGTGTAATGCAATATCTTCGGTGAGCCATCCTGAGGTTCTTTGTACCAACCCACCAACCAGTTATACACGTGAGGTAGGCTGCCTATGTCTGAATCTTCCAACCAACTAAACCTGTGTAGGAACTTGCCCGTTTCTTTGTTGAGCAGCTCGGGCGTGAGTATCTTATTTTTAGGATGGGCGCAGTTCCATAAAACCATGGAGCTCCAGTTCTTCCTAGGGTAGGACAATTGCATCTGGCCATCCATCTTGACCCCTTCCTCGGGCGTGTAGTCATGTTGCACACACACCACTGCCTTGCTGTCATCGCAGTATTGTTTCAATTCATCAGCGTCTATTTGCCAGACGAAATCGCAGTCACAGAACACCGCCCAGCCCTGGTAATTTTGTAGATATGGTATAAAGAATCTAGTGAATGTGAATTCCGTGCTGGCCAGCTTGTCTATCTCCCTAGTGTACAGCCCTGCTTCTCTCATGCTTTTCATTTTCAACGGGATCACTTCTGTGTTTTGATTCCTGCGTTTTATTGAGTGTTCGCAGACCTGATATGTGATATCTTCTCTGGGGTCGTAGCCTACAAATATCTTCATCTTTAATTCACAATCTTATGTATATGTTTCCAATTATTTACTCTGATAATATCTTTGTTTTCTAAACCCTGGTTGTAATCATGGCTATACAATAATGGTTTCAACCCATACTCTAATCCTTTTTCTGCATTAGCCCATTTGTCTTCTATCCACCATAGGCCCGTGCCATGGAACTCAGACAACGCTGAATCTTTGTTGTCACCTGTCTCTAATATAAAAAAGTTCGTGAATACTGTATTACCAAATAATTCTGCTAGTCTTTTTTTCCTTAATTCCTGTGCGGGTATGTCTGATGTTTGTGATGTTATTGGTATGAATGTCCAACCTTCTGCATGTAACAATTTTACCCAAGTTTGTGCATCGGGCATTGGTTGTTGTGTGCCCATCCAGGCACTGCGATTGAATTCTCTTATAAGCTCTTTGGCTAGATCTTTGTGTATGCCGAACCTTAGGTTCATGTCATACTCATGATTCGTGTTCTCTAATTGTGGGAATCCTTTGGTCGACATCCATTTACTAAAATGGTCTTCCCATTCTAATAGTACTCCGTCAACGTCTGTGAGTATTATTCTATCTGATTGTGGCATCTTCCATACCAGCCACTCTTAATTTCACTATGTTAGTCAACTGCCATTGCTTTTGATCTAGTCCCTTTGTAATGCCCAACCATTTGTTTCTTAGTAATGCGAATTCGTTTATTATTTTTTCCATGTCCACCACATCTGCCTCTCCGTCTACATACTTGTCAGCGTCTCTAGATGTGAGTGCCCTGTTGTAATTTTCGAGGAATTTTTTGAAAGTCTTTGATCTTAATCTGCGATTTTCTATGTGAAGATATTCTAATATTGCTTCTATCTCTTGAAGTTGATTAAATCTTTGTTCTACCACTCCTGGCAATGAGGCCGCTGCTTTTTCTAAACTTCCAAAAATATATATTTCTTTTCTGGCAGTTTCAAATTCTTGCTCAAAAGATTTGATACAATCAGGTATTAAACTAATATCTTGACTTACTTTTGTATACCAGCCCATTATTCCTCATCTTCTTCGTCTTCATCTTCTTCAAAAACAGTTTCTATTGCTTCTTCTAGCTTGTCGTCATACTCACCTGCCGCTTTGATTGTTTGTGTAGATATTCCCACATCAACTAAAGTCTTAATAAAATCCACTGCGCAATCCACTTTTTGTCGATCCGGAACGTAGTGGCTAATAGAATTCCATATTTGTTCTATGTCTTCGTGATTAAGTTCTTGCATTATTTTTTTTCCTGCCAGAGCGTACTAAATGTTCTTTTCTTCTTAGTGATGTCCCAATAGCCGTAGTACCCTGTTATCTCTTTATTTTTTTTCTTTTTTATTTTCTTTTTCATTTTCTTCTTTTAATTCTGGCTGTTTAACATTTAGATAATCGTTCATTATCATTGTTAATTTATCTCCATCCCAATCTTTTCTATATTCTAGATGTTCTTTGCCCTTGCTGTCTATGTATTTTAATCTGTTGCCGGATTGCACTATTACCCCTTGCTTCTCAAACAAGTCAACCAATCCAGAGTAAGGATCCATGCCCGTGTCATACGGAATCTTAACTTGTACACTTTCAAAAGGTTTGGCATATCGAGTTTTCATAACTTTGCAAGCTGCTCTGATACCTCTCACCTCAGTAATTTTATTACCTGCTTCGTCTTCTTTTAATTTTAATTTTTTCATTGCGATCACAATAGATGATGCATAGATAAATCCTTGTCCTCCAGAAATCTTATCATCTGGATCAAACATATCCTGTGAAGCATACGTGTGATTCGTACATACCATGCCCACGTTCCAAGAGCCAAACATGTTCACACAATTTCTAACCAAGGATGTTAGAGCTTTGGGTTTTCTACCCAAATCACCTTTCATCTCCCCTGCTTCAAACTGATTAACATCTGTTGGAGTTAATAACATGCCCAACGAATCTATCACAAATAAAATTTTGGGAGCAGTTTCTTTATTATCTGGGTTTTCTTCTCTGTACCCTTTCATAAATTCTGATATTGTTTTAGCAACATCATCCACCATGGAAAGACTTAATTTTAATAATTTCTTCTCATCTGTGTCCACACCCAGTGCTTTAAGCCATTTTTCATCTAGAGCATTCTCAGAATCAATCAAGATAACATAAATGCCTTGTTCCTGTGCATTCTTGATTATGTTGCCTGATGCTATGTAAGACTTGCCTGCGCCTGATTCTCCTGCCAGCACAGATACTTTGCCTAGTGGAATACCTCTATTAAAATCTCCAGATATCAAATAGTTTAATGCGTAGTTGCCTGTAGAGATCCAGTCGGTGGGATCATTGAATCCTAAGCCTAACCCTTGGATTGATTTAGTGATACTTTTTCTAAATTTTGTTGCGTCGAATACTTTTGTCATTTTTTTTAATCCTATGTCTATATATTAACACTAATTGGCTCCAGTGTCAATCCTGGAGCCAAAAGGGAAAAATTAGTGTTATTATTTGCTTTGTCTTGATCTAATCAGTTTCAATATGTCTTCCGCTCTCTTAGCACTGTCAGTACTTGGCTGAGGTGCTGCCGAGGCAGTAGATACTTGTACCGGTTCAGTTTTGGTAACAATGTCTTCTTTTATTGCCACTGTTGCTGTCGCTGACCCGTTTGCTGATCCGTTCGCTGATGATACGTTTGCTGGAGCAGATACTCCCGCTGGTCTATAATATTGACCATACTTTTCAAGATCATATGCTTCACCCTCTACAGATTTTTCAAATAATTCCTTGATTATTTTCACTTCTGCGTCTGTGGGCTTCTTAGGTCTGAAGTCCGAAAGAGTGTACAATCCAAACTTGTCAATGGCTGCTCTCTCAGCTTCGTCTAGAGCTCTTTCTCTTCTGCTCCATTTTGAAGTTGAGTAATCAGCGTATCCGCCTTTGGATGTTTTGGTTATCCTAAAATCCACACCTCTCACAGCATCAGTTGGAAGCTCTTCCATCTCTGGATCCAGCAATGCCGATCTGATTATGTTGAAAATTTGTGGCCCGATGATAAATCTTCTGATCGGATTCTCAGATGTTTTGTCATCAGCTAAAGGATTCTGTAACACAAAACCTTGGAATATGTAACTTTTCTTCTTCCAATATTTTCTGCCCATGTCCTCCATTGATTTGTCCTTGAACCAAGGTCTCACTTCCGTGAGCACTGGACAAGTTTCTCCATACATCTCCATGCATGGAACTTGCACCTGCACTGGTCTTGAATCAGCCTGTCCTTTGACTCCAGCGAAAGGCAATTTAATCATTGCTCTCTCTGTCCAAAAGAAAGTGTTGTTCGTGTCCTTGTCAGGCAAGAATCGAACTACTGCTTCTTGATTTTCCTGTATGTTCCAGTGTGGGTAGATGGCGTTGTCGCCGCCTGTTGATGAAGTTGAGCGATTAACTTCCTGAGATTTTAACCTCGCTCTTATTTCTGCTAGTGTTGCCATAATGTAAGCCTCCTATTGTGCCTATGTTTGTTTTATGTTTGCCTAATGTATATCAGACATAAAGTATAATATACACACTTATTTATCTATTGTCTAGTGGAGAATTTGGTATTATATACCGGATAATCTTTTAATGGCTGCCAGCTCGT